ACACCTCTCAGACCTCGGATACCACGAACTCCGGTCGCTCGCGGCAGGCGTCGCAGACGACAAGCAAGACGAAGGGCCGGTATCACGCTCGACTGATGACCTCCTCGCGTATCTTCGAGAGCATGGCTACGAGTGACGTGCCGGAGAATGACCAGCAGTATCAACTTTATTTGCACGGCGTAGATTGCATGGAGTACCTGGGCGACTACGCCACACTTGACACGACGGAGATTCATCGGTGGCACTAGCCGCAAATGCACTGACCACGCTGGACACCGTGAACGACGAACTCGGGTTCACGACCGGCGATGACACGACCCGCGATGCGCGGTTGGAGCGCTACATCAATGTAGCGTCTGACCTCTTCTCGCAGATGGTGGGCCGTGATCTGCACTACCGCGAGGACGTGGCGGAAAAGGTCGCGTCGGGCGGGGATGTGCGTCTGGTTGTGTACGAGGCGACGCCCATTGACAGCATTACGTCGGTAGTGATTGACGACGGCGTGACGTCTAGCACTGTGGACTCAGATGACTACCGCATTGAAGACGCGGACGCCGGACTGATTGAGCACATAGACGGCACATGGGAAGACACTGAGGTCTACGCGTGGAACATCGAGCGCGAGACCAAAGGGCGTCAGCTTGCTCACTACACCGTCACGTATGACGGCGGATGGGTGACGCAAGAGCAAGACGACAACGATGGCACGCTAACCCGCGATTTGCCATACGACATTGAACAAGCCGTGATCGATTACGTGGTCATGAAGGACGCTCGCAAGGGACGCGACCCGAATGTTTCATCTCTTAAAACGCTCAGCGCATCCGTGTCCTACATGGGCCAAGAGGTGCCGCAGTCGTTCAAGGCTGCGGTCGAGCGATACAAGATCCGGGAGGTACTCTGATGGGAGGCCCCTGGACTTCGACCATGATGGACACAGTGACGATAGCATCGTGTACCGGCGTTGACTCAGATGGCTCAAAGACGTACGGTACGCAACGAGAGATCAAAGCGCGCGTGGAGAGCAAGCGACAGAACGTCTACGGTGCCGAAGGTCAGGTTACGCAGCTCGTCGATGTTGTCTCCACGCATGACGAAGTGCTCGAAGATGATCTGGTCTGGCTTCCGGGTGCAGATACGTCAAATCGAGACGATGCCCACACGCCGAGCCATGTCGCAAAAGCCAAGCCACTCGTGGGCGGGGCGACTCTCTGGGAGGTGACGCTGTGAGTAGTGCAGGATTTCAACTCGACGGTCTCGAAGACGCGATGGATCAAATAGAAGACATCGGCGAGGCACTGGAGAATGCCGCTGCCGGCGCGCTGTGGCAGAACGCTCAGGATGTGCAGCGGGTAGCGTCGACCAAGATCCCGGTCAAGACGGGCCACCTCCGTCGATCGTACGTCGTCGATGTCCCGCGCATCCGCCCGGGTGCTATTTCTGTGGTGGTCGGCTACGGTGCGCACTACGCACTCTGGGTTCACGAGCGCACGGAACTGACCCACACCAACGGGCAGGCGAAGTTTTTGACCGTAGCGATCGACGAAGAGGCCGGAGACTTCGCGGAGAAGTTGGCGAAGCGTACAGCAGCACTCGCCAAAAAAGGAGGAGGCCTCATTCCGCAGCGAGACAGCGGACCGGACTACAACGGGAGCGTGGACTAATGGGCACCGACCACGCAGCGACCGTACGCACTAGGCTGATCAGCCAAGTCGCCGATCTGTCCTCGAGCAACTGCTTTACGGGTGGTGTGCGCGACAATTCGCAGATACCCGACCGCGCGGTGTTTATCGCGTCAGCGGGCGGGCCGGAGCCCGACCATATGCTCGGGTCGAGCGGTGACATCAAAACACCGCGCATCACGATCAGGGTCCGCGGGCGAAAAGGCCAGCGCAACGAGACGTACACACTCGCGGACCAGTGCTACGACGCTGTCAACCGCTGGATACCCGCCGGGTATATTTCGGTGGTGTGCGACCAGTCCTCGCCGAATTTCATCGGGCAGGACGACAACGAGCGATACGAATACACGATCAACCTTAAAGCTCGCATTAACGAGTAGGGAGAACGACGATGACCGAGAAGGCAGGATGGAAAGGAAAAGTCGAGGTCGATTACGACCAGACCTCGACATTCGAAGAGTTGGCGAATGTGCAAAGTTGCGATTTCGAGCCGATGCGGGCATTGCTCGATGGTTCGGCGTTCGGTGACGAGGGCGAAGTGCGCATCGGCGGGCGGACCGACTTCACCGCCAGCGCGCCGTTTTTTCACGACTTCGCCAACGAGTCGAGCCACACGGGGCTACTAGACGCGATCCTTAACGAGGAGACCGTCGACGTTCGCATTTACCCGGACCGCGACGCGAGCTTCTATTTTGAAGCGACCTGCCTGGTCTCGTCGGCCAGCGGCTCGGCATCGGGCGGCTCGACGCAGCAGACGACCGCGGAGTTTCAAAACTCCGACGGCAACAAATGGGGCTACAGCACCTGATAGGGGCGCGCCATGAGCAAGAATGCAGGATACAAAGGCTCCGTGTTGTTGTGCGGCGCGGCGGTATCGATGACCAACGAGGCACTTTCGTCAATCACCGCCGACGTGTGGAGGGTGACGGCTTCGGCGAAAAACGTCTTCGACCCGGAGACAGCTGTGTCGGTGGAGGTCTCCGAGGACAGCGGGAGCACGTGGACCGAACTCGGCACCGAGGAGTACACGGTCAACTTTCTGTTCGGTATTGTCGATATCGACGCCTACACCAGCGAGTCGGGCAACACCGCCAACATTGACCAGGTGCGCATCGATGGCGCGTACTTGCCAAAGTACACGCTCGCCAACGCTCGCGCGTCGGACTGGTCGGCCAATGCGGACCTTAAAGACGCGAGTGTGTTTCAGGATGAGGGGATGCGGCGCAAGCGGAATCGACTAGACTTCGAGGCAACGGTCGAGTCACTGGCGCAAGGTCAGGTGCCGCTCGACGGAAGTGGCGGATCTGAAGATGCCATTCTGGACCTTATTCTCGGGGCCACACGAACCGTGTACGAGTTTACGCCCACGGGTGACGAGTCCGACTTCGCCATCCGCGCGTTCGTCAAGCTTGCCTCGCAGGGCGTGTCTGTACCTGGTGATGATCTCGTTCAGGCCAACATCTCAATGTCGGGGGCGCTCCCCGGCAGCGCGACAGCCAACCAGACTCCAAGTATTTTCAACTACAGGTAGACCATGAGCGACAAAACCAGCCATCTGCTCGACCGACCGGAGAACCACCTTCAGCACGACGAAATCACCATCGACGGTGTGGACTACGAGGTCCGCCAGCTCTCCAAAAAGCAGACCAAGCAGATGTACGAGGAGGCTGACGAGGCCGGCGACGCGATCATGCGCAAGCCGCGCGTGCTGATGTGGACGGTCTACGATCCGGAGACCGGTGAGCGTATCTTTGGCCCCGAGCATTTCGGCATCCTCGACGATCTGCCGGGGGATGATCCTGAGTGGTACGAAAAGCTCTGGTCCAAGGTGCAGGAGGTGAACCGTTTTTTGGGCCCAGCTTCGACGAGCGCGGAGAGCGGATAACGCTCGTCGAGAAGTTTGTCGAAGAACTCAAGCAGAACCCGGCACGCCTTGAGGCATGGGAAGCGTGCCGACGCATGAAATGGCAACGAATGCCCGACGAACTCGACGGTTGGTCCAATGAGTTCTACGCAGAGTTCTGGGCATATCAGACAATACTCGAGGAGCGTTACGAGACCGACCCGGAAAAGAACTTCTGGTATCCTGTTTACAAACTCTTGCAGCTAAGTTGAACCCATGACGGTTACGCTCGAAAACATCAAGGCGGTCTTTACCGCGGACGTAAGCGGGCTCAAGCGTGGGGTCAAGACCGCTCGTGGGGAGATGGGGCAGGCTAAGGTCTCATCGAAGGGTTTGGCCAAGGCGATGGGTGCGGTGACTGTCGGCGCGGCGGCGCTTGGCACAGCTGCCGTGGCGGCCGGCAAAAAAATAGCCGACTTTGCGCAGTGGGTGGCCGACGTTGGGGACGAGGCTGCCAAGACCAGCCAGCAGATTGGCACGACGATACAGGAATACCAGCAGCTTAAATTTGTCACTGACCTCGCTGCCGTCTCCAATTCGGAGATGCAGACAGGCTTTCGGCGTCTGGGGCGCGCGGCGGAAGAGGCGCGAAAAGGGGTGGGTGAGTACTCGGAGGTCTTCGAGCAACTAGACATATCCGTTACCGACTCCAACGGAACGTTGAAGTCGACGTTTGAGCTGACCAAGGAGATCAGCGATGCCTTTCAGCGCGTCGAATCGAACACCACGAAGGTGGCGATCGCACAGGACTTGTACGGTCGAAGTGGCGCAAAGCTGATTCCGCTGCTCAACGCCGGTAGCGACGCGATTCAGCGACAGGCGGACGAGGCCAGTCGTCTGGGGCTCGTGCTAAGCGACAAAGCCGCCAAGCAAAGCGAGGTATTTAACGACACGCTCCTGCGTGCCCAGTCTGTGCTTAAAGGTGTCGCATTACAGATGGGCGCGGAGTTGCTGCCGTTGATGCCGGACTTTGTGGAAGGTATGGCCAACGGCGTACGGGTCGTGGGTGCACTCAGTGACATCCTCGGGTTCGTCACGCTGGGATTTAAGACGTTGACCGGCGCGATGAGCGTGACGATCGAGACGGTCGAGTCTGTGGGTATGGCGTTTCAGGCGATGGGGGCGCTTGCAGCCGGCAACCTCAAGCGGGCAGAGGGGTTGATGCTCGCCGCTCAAGAGAACATCAGCGGCGCGGCCCGCGACATGGTCGACGATCTGCAATCCGAAGCTGACCGTATGGACGCGTTCCGCGCGCGCACCGACGATATTGCCAGCAGCCTCGACAGCGTAGCGTTCAAAGCTCGTGAGGCGATGGATGCGATCGCGGGTATGAACGACGAAGCGGCGGTTGCAGGCTCCGCACGAGTACGCGTCAACGACGTAAGCCTGCGGACGCAGCAAGCTGGCCTTATCGGCATGAACACCTCGCCCGAAGAACTGGCGCGGATGCGTAAGCGTGCTGCCAGAGCGCGTGCCGCACGAAACGACGGTGGTGCCGGCGATGCCGGTTCCGTATCGGAGCCGGCCCCTGAGCCCATAGGACCAGGCGGGTTTCTGGGGGCATTCGGTGAGGGGGGCCGAAACCGACGATTTGAAATTCAGGAGGCCGCGGAGGGCCGACGCGAGCGCCGCATGAAGGCGCTCAACGAGCAAGGCATCGAGGTCGCAAAACAGCGTGCCGAACAAGAGCAGCGTCTGCTTGACGAGCGACGACGACGATCCAACGCCGTCGAGCAGTTTGAGAAGGCGCGAGCACGAGCGATGGAGGAGCGGCTCGAACAACTGCGCGAAGAGCGACAGGCGATCATGGACTCAGTAGGCGTCGCTCAGGACCTTACCGGCGGCGTGGCTGACCTGACATCCGAACTTCTCTCGCTCGGCGGTGCAAGCGATCAGGCGATTCAAGGTATCAGCGCGGCAGCCGGGGCGCTCCAGCAGGGACTGGGTGCGGCAGGCGCGTTTGCGACTGGCAATATTATTGGCGGCATCACGCAGGGACTCGGCGCAATCACAACCGGGCTTGGGCTTTTCGGGCTCGGTGGCGGTGGCGGGGGAGCCGGTGGCGGCGGCATGTCTGCCGAGGAGTTCATCGACCTGTGGACTACACGCATGACCGAAAAACTCGACGAAAAAGACCTCCGCCCTACCGTCATCGAATTCAACGCAAGAGGCGCTCTGACCGATAGCCAGACCGTCAGCCGTATCTATGATCGGCTTCGCAATGAGGGTGTCGTGCGTGGTCACGAAGAGGTGCTTCCGGGATGATCGGCAACTCCAACTATCCAGCTTACATCGCGTATTTCTACCCGTTCGTGATCGACAGTAGCAACGATTTTTTTGCATGGGGCGATGCCGGGGTAGACTACACCGCGAGCATCCC